CTTTGCCTTTCAATATAAATTCTAATTCGGCTAATCGTTTTACCTTGATATCATATATTTCACTTGATACTATATTTTCAAAATCAATCTCATTAATTAATTCTCCATAATCTATATTGATGTCGATATTTTCATTATTTAATATTGTATTTTTATTTTCATATTCGTCAATAAGACTACTGTTCTTATTATTAAGTATTGCTAATTCTTCTTTTAATTTCTCAATATCTTCTTCGTGATTTTCAGAATACTTTGAAGTAATTAATAATTTTTCATATACATCCTTCTTACTCTCAATATACTTGTGTAACCCTTTATATTTATTTATTGTTTTATTAAAAACGTTATAGAGATTATAGATATACTCAATATTAAATGATTTATCTATGAGTTCCAATGTTGATTTAAAATCCATTTTTAATATATCACAATCGACACTCTGTGTAATCATAGACGTTTCCAAGAAATCTTCCATATTTCCAAATAATTTTATTATTTCGCTATTACACGCAGTATCTTTTTTGATTATTTCTATATCTTCCTCATTCAAATATCTATATATTATAGTATTACTAATTTGTAGTTTATTGCCTATATTTTTTCTTGTGTAATTTCTAACAATTCTATATGTTTCTTTTGTACCCTTGACACCGTTAATATCTATTATTTCAATATCTATTATCGTGATTCCCTTGTTCTTATTATGATTAACTATACCACTTGATAGAGAATTCTTCTTTGTATTCTCTCCCCATATCGCCAAGAGAAGTATATCATATATAGCAGATTTTCCGGTTCCATTCTGACCTTTTACCATAAAAATTTTATTATCTAGTTCATTCATATTTAACCAATTCCTATTTTCATAACATAACAGTCCTTCCCATTCTAAATATTTAATTTTATATAGAGATTTATGGTTAATAACAGTATCGCAAGTAATAGCGCAAGTATTAATTACCGCAGACAACTCTTTATTTATTTTTAAACATTCTTCGCGCAATTCTTCAGGATAATTATCAACATCTATCAATAAGTATTCTTTATTTTTAATAATATTATTCAATAGTGATAAATTTTCTTGCGACAACAAGGGTTTAAAATAGTTTATTAGAGCGTCATTATTAACTTCATCATCACATACTTCATTATCACAAGTATCTAATATGTCATTTCTTGCGCGTTTAGTATTTTCTAGGTTATCGCGAACATCGTGTATAGTAATAAATTTATTGAAATTATCTACTTTTTCTGTGATAAAATATTTAATATTATGTTTTTGTAAGATATTATTGAGATTGAAAATGTTTATACTTGAAAACATTTTAATATCTAGATTTTTAGGAAATATGTTTAAATTTCTATTTATATAATCTTCTAGAGTTCTCTCGTAGATTCCATTAATTCTGATTAAAATATCTTTGTTATCATCTTCTTTAATATTTATAAAACCTTTATTGTTATAAACATTGATTTTTTTAATATCTTGGTTATACAAATCCCAAATGAGATATCCGTGATTTATTATGTCTTCTCCAAAATTCTGCTGTATTAAACTTCCAGCATATCCGCAAATAGTTTTGTTTTTATATGAGAATACTTGTCGCTTATGAATATCTCCCAAAAGTACATAATCAAAATCGCTCACCCATTCTAATGGATATGGGTTGAAAGATTCTTCTACGCATTTTCCATTATATAATTTAGCGGCAGCAAAGGAACCATGAAATAGCGCGAGTTTATATCTAACATCTTCGTTAATTCTAGGGAATTGCGGTAAATCTTGAATTCTCCCGCTATTTCTATAATTATCTAAAGTCTTATCAATACTAACAAAAGAGATTCCTATATCATCTATAACAAATGACGTAGAATCATTTAAGACGAAAACATTAGGAATAGCGAAAGTAGAGGAATAAACCAACGAGGGTTTATTAACATCGCTCTGGTCATAATCGTGATTACCAGATATAATATAGGTTCTGCCGATAGAAGATAATGCCTGAATTAACTTACGATACACTACAAGACCATAATTACCGATAACATTTTTATTGTGAAAAATATCACCAGTAATAACTATAATAAAATCATTGAAAGATAAATTTAGAGATTCTATGTTATTTTTAATTGAAGTAATAGTTTCTTTGAAAACTTCTTTGTATTCTTCATAACGCGAATACATATTATCGCCATTTCTAATATGTAAATCAGATAGATGAAAAATATGTGTCAAAACCATAATTAATTATATAGAATTATCTATATGTCAATTTTTAGTATCTAATATAAAATATAAATATTAATATATATTATTATTAAATAGAAGATACTATAATATAATATGGGTGATTTTGGTATGCCTTATACGGAGAAAAGTACCCCTGGGAAGGACTTGAGAACAATGAGGAGATTTAATTATAGACATTATAATAAACCTTATGATAGACCACCACCACCACAACCACCTTTGCTGCGCACTGATTCGGTCGATTCTCAAAAATCTCAAGATAATACGCTACCTTATACACCCGCAGGAACGCCTTTTGATGATACCATGGGTCATGAAGTAGATACGGGTGTTGTCGCTCAACCGCATGTATATTTTGATAACGGCTCTTTAATAGGTGATTTTAAGGGTTCAATTTTTAATGAAGTACGTAATACTTATATCACAAGAAAATTAAATAATTATGAAGTTATTATATATTTACATTTAATAACAATATATGATAACATTCAAGTAATTAAACAAATAATAGAAGGAAAAGAAGTAGAAGATGTAATGGATTATGACAAAGAAGATACAGATGGAATGGTACATGGCGGTGGTAAAAAATATAAAATTAGAAAAAATGAAAGGGTTTATAAACAGAGTAGATTTAGAAAGAAAAATCAAAAGGGTGGATTATGTAATGATGATACTATGATTAATTTTGGAGATTATTTAACTGATTATGAAATTGGTGTTATAACAGCGAGTGGAGCGCAAACTGTTATAAATAATCGTAATATAACAACTCATAAAGATGATGAAGATGATGAAGATGATGAAGATGATGAAGATGATGAAGATGATGAAGATGATGAAGATGATGAAGATGATGAAGATGATGAAGATGCTAAAATTGCTAAACAAAAATTGCTAAAAATTTTATTTAAAGTGTTATTTATGGCAGATAACAATAAAGATTTTAATTTAAGAGCAGTAATAAATGATTTAATACGTTGTTTAAAAGCGGCATCTAATTTTAAAGATAAAAGTGGTATAGATCTAGATAAAGATACTTTATATAAAGAAGTTATTGATGTAATAAAAAAGGATGCTTCACTTGGTTCAATGGTCTTATTACATGATCAACTAAGTCAAATGATTAACAATTTTGAACGATTTCAAATGTCTCCAGGTAGTTTGTTAATAATGGATGGTACACCCAATAATATTGGTTCAACGATTGATAAAACACAAAGAGTAATAACTTTAGCAGATGTATTTGACAGTGCTGGTACTCAAGGTATAGACGAAATTACTATACCAGAGGGTTCAACCAAACACGCGACTTTAGATGCACAAAGAATATTATTGAATAAGGGATTGGAACTTTTACTAACAAATTATAAATTTATTGGAGAATATATCGAAAGTATTGAAGTAGAAAGTGTACATGATAGTAATAAGTTTGATATTAAATTTACATTAAAAAACGGTAGAACATTTGTAGTTGAAAATATAACAGCAGGTAGTGATGGAGTATTTACTGTCGAGGCAATATCAAAACATATTAAAGGAACAAAAACTAATACAAAATTAAAAGAGATAAGGGATAAATTAGAAGGAGCTGGTATTTCTCCGGATGAAGTTGACAAATTATCAAATATGATTCTTCTTTATTTTAAAGAAGGAGGTGATTTTACGAAATGTTTTTTTGGTTTTAAACTTGGTTTAGAACCAAATTTTTTAACAACACAAGATATAATGTTTTTTGTTACTACTATGTTTTTAAATTTTTATCATACTGATTTACTAGAAGAACTTGGTATTGAAAAACAAACATATGTAATATTGGGAACAGGTAAAACTCTAGAGGATGGTAAAAAAATAGCATTTGTAAATGACGATGAATTTTACCTAGATAGAACTATTCGGCAATTAGTTGAAGGTAAACTAATAGGCGGTATATATCATTATGATGTTGCTCCTCTTGCTGGTAATATTCTTACAATATCTTTAAATTTACAAATTGAAGAAGGAGGAGGATATATACTACCATTAATTATATATAGCGGAGAAATTGATACAGAACCAATAAATCCTTTAAAATTGAAAGAATCTAAAAAGAAATTTGCTGAAATAATGAAAGCAGTTGAAAATGCTATTTCATTAGTAGATAATGTCGGATATAATAATAAAATAAAAGGATATTATTCTCCTATAACATCAAAAAGTAGAATAATAATTACGAATTTAAGAGGTTTAAATCCTCAACTGATAAGTGAACTGTCAGGTGATAGTATTATGAATGAAGGTCGCGCAAATAAAATGAAGAATGTAATAAACTGTTCAACTAAAATGTTAAAAGGAATAGTAGATTTGGAAAACCATGTTCTAACATATTTTAAGAATGGAGATCATTTAAGACTAACTTTAAATAAACTAAAGTCGTTAAATCCTTCTCCAAATCCAAATGCTTTTATAGCGAAATTTTTTACTTATATGGATTCTAATATAAAAAAAATTATCGCCAATCTTTCAGAAATAATAACTGACGATGATGTTAGAACTTCAGTGTCTACAATGGTAGCAGATGTAGAGGGATTCGTTGACCCTATAATAAAAAAATATGAAGAATACTTGAAAACTAATTGTGAAGGTGTTCGGGATAAAGATCAAAAATTATGCGAAGAATTACAAAAATACTTGGATGCTTATCAAAGTATTCTAACATCTGTGGCACGAAACAACGAATTACGAAGTGAAATAGAAGAATTTATACTTAGTTTGAAAAGTGATGGTGATGGTGCTGGTGCTGCTGCTAGTGGTAGTGGTAGTGCTGCTGGTGGAGGACTGAAATCTTATAAAAAAAAATATATATCAAAAAAAATAAATAATCCACAAAATATTTTAATATATAAAAAAGGGGTTGTAAAATCTGGTAAAGATGTTAAGGTAGGTAAATCTAGTAAGACTATTAAAGATGTTAAGGTAAGTAAGGATAAGACTGTTAAATCGAATAAGACTGTTAAAGATGTTAAGCCTGTCAAGACTGTTAAGGATGTTAAAGAAGTTAAGGTAAGTAAGGATAAAACTGTTAAAGATGTTAAACCTGTCAAGACTGTTAAGGATGTTAAAGAA